TTCATTCTCCTTTGCTAATGGTGGCATCATGTCAGACTATGGCGCACTTAAGTTAAATAAATATGCTAGTGGTGGTATTGCAAATTCTCCACAAATGGCATTATTTGGCGAAGGTAGAATGAATGAAGCATATGTTCCTCTACCAGATGGTCGTTCTATACCAGTAACTATGCAAGGTAATAATACTAGTGGCGGAAACGGTCCTATTAGTGTTGTTGTTAATGTAGATGCTAAAGGTAACGCAGATGCTCAAACCACTGGTACTACTACAGCCCAAGATGCTAAACAACTAGGCTTAATTATCAGTAGTAAAGTTAGGGAAGAGATTGTAAATCAACAACGTTCTGGTGGTTTATTAAATAAGAGGTAAACCAATAAGAGGCAAGGATAATTTTTATCCTTGCCTTTTTTATGCACATCTGATATACTAGATAAAATAGAAAAATAGGAATAAATATGGCGAACACCTTTTCATACGTTCCCGACAGGGGATTTAGTAAGACTACTAAACCTAGAGTATTACTTTATCAGTTCGGAGACGGATATGCACAAAGAACTGGCGATGGTATCAATAGTATGCCCTCAGTATATAACCTAACTTTTAACGGTAGGGATGTTACTACAGCTGAGGCTATAATAGCGTTTCTAGAGGCTACGCAGGGTAGAACATACTTCTTATGGACCCCAGTTGGAGAAGCCAATAAAATTAAAGTAATTGCCTCTGAGTGGAGTATGGTACATGATTCCTCAATCTCAAGAAATATATCAGTAACATTTACACAGGTCTTTGACCTTTAGGATAATTTATGCCATTAGACGCACCAGTTAGCATAACTTCCGAAATACAAAAATTAGACGCTAACTCACTTATAGAACTTTATGAATTGGATACTACTAAACGTGGTGGTGGAATTTATTACTTTCACTCCGATGTTAATACATTAAATGCAGAAGTAATATGGCAGGGTATAACATATGCACCATTCCCTTTAGAGGCAACAGGTTTTGAAGCATCTGGTATTGGTAGCCAAGCAAGACCAAAATTACTACTAGCAAATATATCGGGTATGATAGGTGCTTTAACTATGTCTATGAATGACTTAGTTGGGTGTAAGTTTACACGTAAACGTACCTTTGTTAAATATCTAGATGCAGTAAACTTCCCAAATGATATTAATCCATTGGCGGATAGTAATGCACATTTTCCAGATGATATATACTATATTGATAGAAAAAGTAGAGAAGATAAGATACAAGTAGAATTTGAACTAGCTTCCGCTTTAGAACTTACAGGTGTTGTATTACCTCGTAGACAGATAGTTGCACATTTATGTTCATGGAATTATAAAAGTGCTGAATGTGGGTATACTGGAACAAACTACTTTAATGAGTTTGATGAGCCCTGTACTTTAGTTAATGATAAGTGTGGGAAACGCTTGGGTTCTTGTGAGGCTAGATTTGGTAGTGATATTATACCTTTCGGAGGATTTCCAGCAGTTGGGTTAATACGATAATGACAATAGAAGAATTGATTGAGACACAAATATATTCTCATGCAGAAAAACAAGCACCAATAGAGGCTTGTGGTGTAGTTATACTACTAAAAGGTAGATTAAGATATATACCATGTACTAATCAATTAAATAGTGAAGATCATTTTATTATTTCTCCAACTGATTATGCAAATGCAGAAGATTTAGGTGAGATAGTATATATAGTACATTCACACCCTAAATCATCTCCTAAACCTTCGGAAACAGATTTAACTAGTTTAGAATTAGATACTATACCTTGGATTATAGTTAATCCATTTTTAAAAGAATATACAATAACTAATCCATCTGGATATGTTCAACCACTAATAGGGAGAACTTATCATTATGGTGTAGTAGACTGCTATTCTATAGTTAGAGATTATTATAAAGAAAAATTTAATATAGATTTATTTAATTATATACGAAAAGATTTATGGTGGGAACAAGGTCAAGATCTATATAATGAGAGATTCCCAGAACAAGGATTTGAAGTTGTAACTGATGGTAGCGTACAAGTAGGTGACTTACTATTAATGAGAGTAGGGGCTAGTACGGAAAATCATGCAGCAATTTATATAGGAAATAATAGAATATTACACCATCCAATGAATAGATTATCTTCTGAGGAGATATATGGTGGTTGGTGGCAAAAAATAACTAGTAAGGTAATAAGACATAAATCACTTATGTAGGAGGTATAAATGTCCGTTGAATTAAAAACTATAAAACTATATGGACATTTGGGTAAAAAATTTGGAAAAAGTTTCCAACTAGCTGTATCAACTCCAGCAGAAGCAATAAAAGCATTATCTACTAATATTAAAGGTTTTAAAGAATATTTAACTAAACATAGTAGCCCAGGCTATCATATATTTACTGATAAAAAAGATTTAGCAGAAGATGAATTAAACTATACTGTATCATCAGACGTTATTAAAATAATTCCAGTCACTATGGGTTCTGGTGGTATATTTAAAATAGTAATAGGAATAGTATTAATTGTAGTAGGTATAACATTTCAACAACCTTGGTTAACTAAAATAGGTATAAGTATGACTATTTCAGGTATTGCAGAGGTATTGTTTGCACCACCAAAACCTAAATCTTATAATGCTGAAAAACCAGAAAATAGTCCATCATATGTATTTAATGGACCTGTTAATACTATTTCTCAAGGTAATCCAGTATCATTATGTTATGGAAAAGTTAGAGTAGGTTCTCAAGTTATATCAGCAGGACTTACATCTAGGGAGATACCAATATGAGTGAATTAAAAACAATAAAACTATATGGTCATCTAGGTAAAAAGTTTGGAAAAAGTTTCCAGTTAGCCGTATCAACACCAGCAGAGGCTGTAAGAGCCCTGTCAATTAACTTAAAAGGTTTTAAACAATATTTAAAACAATATAACTTCCATGTATTTTTAGATAAAATGGATATTGGAAGTGAAGAATTAGGTTCTATTACTACTGTAGATACTATAAAAATAATACCAGTTACTCTAGGTAGTGGTGGTATTTTTAAAGTTGCAATAGGTATTGCTATGATGATATATGCACCAGAAATGTCTTCTACATGGTTTTCAATGGGTGCTTCAATGGTTTTAAGTGGTATATCTGAAATATTATTTGCACCACCAAAAAATAAAGGTGCATCAATAGAAAAACCAGAAAATACTCCGTCATATGTATTCAATGGCCCAGTAAATACAACAGGTTCTGGTAACCCGGTTTCCTTATGTTATGGTAAAGTACGCGTAGGTTCACAAGTTATTTCAGCAGGACTTACTTCAAGAGAGATTCCAATATAATGGCACAAAAAGAAATTATAGGTAGTGGTGGATGTTTTCCACAGTATGCTAAAGTTCTAACAACTTCAGGGTATAAAAATATATCTGAAATAGTTGTAGGTGATGAAGTAATCTCCTATAATGATACAGGTAGATTAGCTACCTCTATAGTAGAAGAAATATTCTTCCATAAAAATAATGAAGTATCAAAATATACCTATTGGGGCGGAGAGATTTATGCTACTGCTAACCACTGGGTTTTAAACCAACTTAACTCATTCTCAGAAATAGGTAATTTATCTACCCATGACTGCTTAGTTGATGTTGATGGAACATTAAGACCAATGCTATCCTCACAAGAGGCTGGTATTGAAGATGTATATAACCTATCAGTAACTCCAGACCATACATATATAGTAGACGGAATTCGTGTACATAATGGTGGTGGAGGTAAAGGTGGTGGTGCTTCTCGCCCAGCAGTAGAGGACCCCAATACATTACGTTCAAAACAATTTGCTAGAGTATTAGACCTAATTTCCGAAGGTGAAATTGGGGGATTAGTTGCGGATGATCAATCTATATTTATTAATGAAGTACCACTACAAAATGCAGATGGTACATATAACTTTAAAGATAGTTATATAGAATCACGTAATGGTACACAAAACCAACCAATTATTGCAGATTTAAACTCTGTAGAAAATACTATTAATGTATCTACTAAAGTAGACCGCCCTAAGTTATTAGAGTCTACTTATCCAAAAGCTACAACAGCAACCACAAGTTTAACATTAACTTTAGCTAATCATGGATATTTAGCTGGACAAAGTTTATATATATGCTCTAAAACCGGTACTCTACCAGAAAATACTTATACAATATCATCAGTAACAACAGATACATATACAATTACAGTACCTAGTGCAACATATGTTGCTGGAATAGTTTATGTTAATGCAAGTCTTACTAATAATATTAAAATAGGTTCACATACAGCCTCTACTTCTGGTTGTAGAAAAGTTATAAATAAGACTAATCATGGATATTCTGTTGGTGAGTCTATATATGTATGGACTAAGGAAGAAGAAGGAGTTACCTACACTAAAGGTAAAAAGGGTCGTATATACACAGTATCTGGGGACTTTTTCCCACTATCAGTATATTCAATAGAATCAAAAACAGATAACTCATTTACAGTTTTATTAGATACGCCAGCTGCATTAAATGCCTCAAATGTATTTATGTCTAGAGCTATAGGTATAGTACGTTCCGTAACTAATTTAGATGCAGATGAGTGCTATATTACTATGGAAGTACCTCAACTTACAAATCAAGATACAACTACTGGTGATTTACATGGAAGTAGCGTATCGTTTGTAGTTAATGTAAAAGATAGTACACCTGGTGCAATATATAAAAGAGTAGGGTTACAATACAATACTAAAAATAATGGTGCACTATCTGGTACAGAAGTTACAATACGTTCAGCAGGTACTTACACAAGTACTTCTGGTAGTAGCTCTATACTATATGCAGATCCACCTAGTTCTGTTAATACTTATTCTATAGGTATGGCAAGCTATGCCAATCCAGCAAAACCTAAGGCAGCATTAAAAGGTTACTCAATATATACGGAAACAGAAGAAGCCATAGCTACTTCTTTAGTACTTAATTGGAGAACTAGTAGTAATAAAGAACAAAATGTATCTATAGGTATATATAAGCGTCAAGTTGGTACTAGTCCTTGGATATTACATGCTACAACTACATTTAAGGGTAAGAGTGAAACAAGAGTAGTTTCCAATGGTATGTTCAACCAAACTGAAACAGTTGCAGTTTATATGAGCAAAACAATAGCGGTAGATCATACTTTAGGATTATACGAATATAAATGTGAGTTTATTGGTATAACAGCCGGACTTATGGGCTTTACTAGTAACTCCTATACAGTTACTTATGATACTCTAGGAGTAATAGAGGGTAAAACTCTAGCTAAATATCAAAGAGGATATACTATACCACTAAATGGTGTAGGTCCTTGGCAAGTACAAGTAATTAGAGTTGAAGAAGAATCTACAAAGGCTAGTATATCTAATGAACTTTGGTGGAGTACTTATACCGAGGTAATAAAAGCTAAGTTAAACTACCCTAATAGCGCCATGATGTACTGCGCTATAGATGCCGAACAATTCTCAAGTATACCTTCTAGATCATATGAAATATATGGGATTAAATGTAAAGTTCCTTCTAACTATAATCCTCTTACTAGAGCCTATACTGGATTCTGGGATGGTACATTTGTATTATCTTGGACAGATAATCCTGCCTGGGTTTTTTATGATCTAATTACTAATACAAGGTACGGTTTAGGTGATATAGTCACAGGTGCTTTAGTAGACAAATGGACACTATATTCAATTGGACAATACTGTGATGGTTTAGTACCTACTGGATTAGGTTTATCTGGTGTAGTAAAGGGTTCTATATCTGGAACTACTTTAACTATAACTAATGCCGGTACTTTAAATAGTATAGGTGTAGGTACTATAGTTACTGGTTTTGGTATAGAAGAAGCCATTATTACTGCCCGTTTAACAGGTACAGGAGCACTTGGTACATATACTATTAGTAAATCTCAAACAGTACCAGCAGGTTCATCAATTAATATTATTATTGATGATGTAGAACCTAGATTTACTTGTAATTTATATTTACAAACTAGAGAAGATGCATATAAAGTAGTATCTAATCTTGCATCTATATTTAGAGGAATGGTTTTTTGGTCTACTGGATTAGTTACTGCATCTCAAGATGCACCTAAATCTGTAGATGCTGTATATACTGCTGCTAATGTTATAGACGGAACATTTACATATACTGGTACATCTGCTAAAACTCGTCATAATGTAGTATTAGTTTCTTGGAATAATCCTAAAAATGGTTATGCTATTGAGATTGAATATGTACAAGATGAGGCTTCAATATTACAAAATGGTATTATACAAACAGAAGTATCTGCTATGGGTTGTACCTCTCAAGGACAAGCACATAGATTAGGTAAATGGTTATTATATACAGAACAATATGAAACTGAAACAGTATCATTCAAAACTGGTCTAGATGGTTTATTATCACAACCAGGTGATGTAATACAAACTCAAGATCCTTTTAGATCTGGAATTAGATTAGGTGGTAGAGTATCAGAAGTAACTTATAATATAGGTACTAATATATTAGTAACTATAGATAGTCCAATAACTTTTAAATCAGGTAAAACTTATACTGCACTATTTACTAAAGATGATGGTACTATTATTACTTTGCCTCTATCTAACATATTAAATAATAAAGAACAATCAATTTTAATAGCAAATACAGCCGCATCTTTTAATATACCAATAGGTTCAGTATGGGTAGTATCCGTAAGTGATTTAGCCCTACAATCTTGGAGAGTAGTATCTATATCAGAACCTTCAAAAGGTATTATGGAAATTACCGCTTTAAGCTACAATGCAGAAAAATTTAATAATATAGAATATAATCATAGATTACAATCAAAGAAAATAAGTAAAGTATCGTTAATCCCTGAACCAGTAGAGAATATTACTGTAACTGAGCATATGTATTTAATATCTCCACAAGTATTGAGTAATATATTATCTATTTCATGGGAAAGTCCAGATAATAGTATAGATAGTTATCAGGTAACATATAAGAATCTAACTACAAGTAGTAATGAAACAGTAGTATATACTAATTTACCGCATATAGAAATATCTCCAATTATTGAAGCAGAATATAGTATAGCTGTACAAGCTATAAATTCTCTAGGTACTAAATCACAAAAAACGGAAATAAATCATATAGTAGTTGGTAAAACAGTAAACCCAGCCGATATATTAAACTTCAATGCTACTTTAGTAGATGATGCAATAACATTAAGTTGGTCAGCTGTTCCAGATTTAGATATTGATTATTATGAAATTAGATATGGTGTATGGGGATTAGATTCTGCAGATGCTGCAATATATCGTGGTAAAAATACTCAAGTAACGTTACCAAAAAATAGTTATATATCTGGAAAAACTCATTTATTTTATATAAAAGCTAAAGATACCTCTGGTAATTGGTCAGCTTCATATACTTTAGGTGGAACATTAATAGATAATACAACAGCAAAAATACTACTTACAAAAACACCAGCACCATCTATATTACCAATAATAGTTACTAATTCTGTATCAAACGTTTCTATTACAGTAAGTATACCTAGTGCACCAACTAACCCACAATTCTCATTAAATGAAAATATACTTAAAGTATCTTGGACAGCACCAACATTAACCAGTAGTAATATTGGTATATATGGTTATAGAGTTTATGTTACATCAAATGGAGTAGAGTCACTAGTAGCAGAAGTAACTACTACATCATATGAGTATTTATGGTTAGATAAACTACTAACAAAAACTTTCAGAATAGAAACAGTAGATAATAGTAAACAGGTAAGTCTAGTAGATTTAACAGCTATAAAAACATTTACGTTACCTAATTCAGTTACTAATGTTTTAAGTTCTTTTTCATCAAATAAACTAACTTTAAAATGGACTGCGCCAGTAGTAGATTCCACAGATGCAGCAACTAAACTATATAGAATATATTTAGATTCAGTAGCTATTGCAGAAGTAACAGGAACTACATATGAGTATACTTGGGCAGATAAAACTTTATCTAAAACATTCTCAATAGAAACAGTAGATATAATAAATAATGTATCTCCAAAAGTATCGGTAGTTATACCAGTATTAGCACCAGCAGCCCCTACAGGATTAATAAGTACTTTATCACTAACAACTTTAAAATCCACATGGAACCATTCAGTAGTAGCAGGTAATAGTTTCCCAATAGCTAAATATAATATATATTTTGGTGATATAGGAAACCCTATTAAAATAGGAGAAACTGTTGCTAACTCCTATTCTTTAGAATGGACCTATGGCGCAGCAACAAAAGCTATACATATTGAAGCAGTAGATATTAACGGTATCGTATCAAATACTAGAACTACAGTATCAACCGCTATAGTACCGCCTAATGCACCAAGTAATTTAATTTCGATTATGAAAGATAGTAAGTTATTATTTTCATGGAATCCTGCAACTACTGCAACTAATTCTTTACCGATTGAATATTACGAGTTACGTGAAGGTGGTACAAGCTGGGCAGATGCTACATTTATTGCCAATATTCCTGCATCAGCAAGTGTATTACAGTATTTATATGGTATAATTAATACAACTGAATTAGCTACTACTCCAGTTGGTACATTAAAATATAACCAAGAGAAAATTTTTAGAATTGCTTCCAAAGATTCTTTCGGTTTAACCTCTACTACTCAGAATACTATATCAGTAACTTTAACTAAACCAAGTGCTATATCTAGTCTAGCTTTAAATGTGGTTGGACCATATATAAATGCTACTTGGACACCTATAATAACAGGTATACTATCAGATGTATATACTCTACCTATTGATAGGTATGAGATACGTGCAACTAGAAGTGCACTTGTAAATGAAACTATATGGAATAATGCCACATCTTTAGCATCATTAAGTGGTACAGCAGTAGCTTTAGACCCTCCTATTAATCCTAGTATTGACCCATTGAATAATGCTGATGGTACATGGTACTATTTAATTAGAGCTTATGATTCATTTAATATGGCAGGTGCTTTAAGTAATAAGCAATTAAATATCGGTAAACCAAGTATACCAGTAAATTTTGCTAATAAAGTTATTGATAATAATATATTATTAAACTGGGAAGATTCAGCAGTACATACTTTCCCGATAGCTACATTTATGTTAAAGAAATCTTTAAATTCTCTAGCAACATATACTGAAGCTCAAACTGTTGGTACAAAATCTGGTGGATTTACTACAGTATTTGAAGAATCTTCTGGAACCTTCTCATACTTCTTAACAGCCGTAGATACAGCAGGTAATATTAGTGATATGGCAAGAACAACTGCTATTGTAAACCAACCACCTGACTATGTATTAACTGGTGATATTTATAGAGATAACTTTAATATATCAACATATGGTTCCAATACCGTAACTCAAACATTAGCTAATGTAGTTAAATCAGATTCATTAGGTAGTACCGGGGTTAATAAAATTATTGGTCCTATGAGTCCAAGTCAAACTTTTGATAGTCATTTTACTGGAAATTCGTGGACAAATATACAAGATCAACCTAATGCTGGTTATCCTGTATATGCACAACCATCAATTACTGGTGGTTTTTCACCATTTACTGTTATATCAATAACAGGTAGCAGTATTTTTACATCTAGTACTGTACACGGTTTATCAGTAGGAGATAAAATAAGCTCTATGAAGACCCCTTTAGTGGGGGTAGGTGGATATGGTTTAGTACAATTTACAACATACTATGTACAATCAATACCTTCAACAACATCTTTTACATTATCAACAACAAGCTCTGGTCCTGCAATAACATCCTTTACTAATGGTTCTGGATTATCTATTGTTATGAAACCACCTACTGGTAGTGGTACTTTAACAGAAGTTATTGACTATGGTATTATTTTTAATACTAACCAATATGTATCTATAGCTACTGATATATCTAATATGGCTGGTACAACTGGTACATATCAAATTATATTGAGTACTAGTTCTGATGGTATCAACTATACTTCAGCTACTTCAGCTATAAATGCAGCAAATGTAACTAATTTAGTTTTTGGCACATTCGCATTAAATTTTAGATATGTAAAAGTTCAGATAATTTTAAACTCTAATACTACTGGCATAGATTTACTCCGCGTTAATAGTTATAGATTGAAATTAAGTCTTAAATATACTAATGATGGCGGAAGCGGTTCTGTTAGTACAGATGGTATCTACCAAGTAAATCTATTGGGTGGTGGTTCTGGATATACATCAGAACCTACAGTAACAATAGGTGGAAACGGCTTAGGGGCCAAAGCTAGAGCAATTATATCTGGTGGAGTAGTTACTTCAATAGAGGTAATAAATTCTGGTTCAGGGTATACTTCAATATTACCAGCTAATATTAGTATTACTGGTGGTGGTGGTACAGGTGCTTCTGTAGCATCAATAGTTAAAACTTCCGCAACTTCTGGTACTATAGTTGCATTTAATTATAATTATTTAGATGTTAGTGGAATACAAATAACTTATGGTGGTATAACACCTGGAATAGCTATCTATGATTTTGTAGATATTACATATCCTAAGTTCTTTAGAGTATTATTATTTAATAATTCTGGTACTCCTATAACTGGTAATTTTTCATGGTCTGCAAAAGGAACAATATAAAATATGTCATCAGCTAATTGGAGTCTCCCGACCCTAACTAGTACCTATTCAAATTTTGTCTCAGAGATAGGGTCTAGATTAGATGATCTAGCCTTAGGTATGGATACTACGCCTACAAATCTTCCAACTGGAGCAATCCAGTGGAAGGGGGCTAGTAGTAAGTGGCAAAAGTGGAATGGTACAGCATGGGCAGATCTTTCTACAAATTATGCAATAAATGTGGCAACTGCTACTGCCTGGACTACTGCAAGAACTATTGCAATGACAGGAGATGTTACTTACTCTACTAGTATTAACGGTAGTGCTAATGTAACAGCCGCTGCAACATTAGCAACTGTTAATGCAGCTGTAGGTACCTATGGTTCTACAACTGTAGTTCCAGTAATTACAGTTAATGCAAAAGGGCTAATAACTAATGTTAGTTCGGCTACTTTATCTTCTATGGCTACTCAAGCAGCATCAGCTATTGCAATAACTGGTGGTACAATAAGTGGTATTACATCACTTAATATACCTACTGGAGCTGGTTCAACATCTGAAGGTTTGGTTCAGTGGGATGTAGTTAATGATAAATTAACTATTGGTACAGGTGCAGCTACTAAAACTTTTGTAGATTTAGACTCTGCCCAAAGTTTAACAGGAAAACTTTTTGTTACTCAAGTTGCTGGAAATAGTAGTCTACTACCAGCAACTACAGAGTTTGTAACTACAGCAAATAATTTAAAAGCTAATTTAGCTAGTCCTACTTTTACAGGTACTCCAGTAGCCCCAACACCTGGAATTTTAGATAATACTACTAAAATTGCTACTACTGCATATGTTAATGCTAATGCATTAATGTTACAGGCAGATATAGGGTCCAGTATAAATTTAGATACTAAAACAGCTTCTGGCATATTCCATCAACCAGCTAATGCTAATACTGATCTTCTATTAAATTATCCAGTTGCTTTGGCAGGTAAATTAGAAGTATATGCTAATGGTGCTATGATTTATCAATATTACCATGTATATAATAGTACAGATATTTATGTTAGAGCAAAATATAGTACAGGTAGTTTTACTAGTTGGAGTAAATTAGCGAAAACTACAGATAATGTAACAAGTGCTACTACTGCTGTTAATGCTACTAATGCTGTTAATGCTACTAATGCTACTAATGCTGTTAATGCTATTAATGCTACTACTAGTACTACTAAAACAGTAGGGGATGCTACTACTAGTATTGCTACTACAGCATTTGTTGCTACAGCATTAACTACTGTTAAAACTAAGCCAGGTAGTGGTGGTGGTAATGATGATATATTTGTTGAAAATAGTAGGATAGTTACCACTAATTATACACTTAGTCCAGGTAAATCAGCAAGTTCTGTAGGACCTATTGCAGTTAATTCAGGAGTTGCTATAACTATTCCTGTTGATGCTAAGTGGGTTATACTTTAAAAAATAAGAAAAATACCCCTCTATAGAAATATAGCGGGGTATTTTTTTATCCTTGACTTAACCTCCCATAGCTGGTATACTATTTAAAATCATAGAAAATATACATAGGGGTTATATG